TTGCATTCGAAGCAGACGACGAAGAAGTTGAAGAAGACGCAGACGAAGAAGTTGAAGAAGCAGAAAAATCTGAAACTGAAACAATGCGTGAATACGTAGAAAAAGTAACTGCAAAGATGGGCGACAATGGTGCAAACACTAAGTCTCCAGTAGCAGGTGCTAACGATATGGGCGGATCTGCTGCAAATATTGCAAAAGGCGGTGAGGCTGATACAAAAGGTACAGGTGCAGGCGCTCCTAAAGAGGAAAACGCAGGTAACGTAAACGTACCAGGCGGCAAAGCAAGCAAGAGCTTGAAGAACCAGCCAAAAGGCCATGGCGCAGAGAAGAAAGGCGCAGGCGAAAACGCTGACAACAAGAAGTCTGTAGTTGGCAAATAAGTAAGGACTAAAGATGAAAAACTTACGAGAGCATTTGACATTTGACCAAGCAGGTATGGTCGTAGAGTCATCGGAAAACTCAAAAGGCGGAAAAGACCTTTTTATGAAAGGAATCTGCATACAAGGCGGAGTGCGTAACGCAAACCAACGTGTATATCCTGTAAATGAGATTGGAAGGGCTGTCAAAACTCTCAACGATCAAATAAGCGGAGGTTACAGTGTTCTCGGCGAAGTAGATCATCCAGAAGGTCTAAACATTAACTTAGACAGAGTAAGCCATATGATCACAGAAATGTGGATGGATGGCCCAAATGGCTACGGAAAAATGAAAATTTTACCAACCCCAATGGGACAACTAGTTCAAACAATGCTTGAAAGCGGAGTAAAACTAGGTGTTTCATCTAGGGGTTCAGGTAATGTTAAAGAGGACGGATCAGGTGAAGTTTCAGACTTTGAAATTATTACTGTTGATGTCGTTGCTCAACCAAGTGCTCCTGGGGCGTATCCAACGCCTATCTACGAGCATCTAATGAATACTCGTGGTGGGTATAAGGCATACGAATTAGCTCAGGCTACAAAAGAAGATAAAAAGGCACAGAAATATTTACAAGAATCGTTGGTCAATTTGATCAATAAACTCCAATAAAGAGGAGAATAATATGTTGGATGCACTAAAAACTTTGTTCGAAAATGATGTTGTTTCTGAAGAAGTTCGTGCCTCTATTGAAGAAGCATGGGAATCAAAAATCAAAGAAAACAAGATGCAAGCAACCGCTGAACTTCGTGAAGAATTCGCACAAAAGTACGAGCACGACAAGAAGACAATGGTTGAAGCAATTGATACTATGATTTCTGAACGCCTAGCAACAGAAATTTCCGAGTTTGCAGAAGACCGCAAACAACTAGCCGAAGCCAAAGCAAAGTATGCTGTAGCACAGCGCAAAAACGCTAAAATGCTACAATCTTTTGTTATGGAACAGTTAGGTAAGGAAGTTAATGAACTACATGAAGATCAGAAAACTATGGCAGGTAAATTTGCTAAGTTGGAAGAGTTTGTAGTAGAGGCTCTAGCAAAAGAAATTGCAGAATTTTACGAGGATAAGAAGGACCTTGCAGAAACTAAGGTTAAACTTATCAAAGAAGCAAAAACTAAATTTGCAGAAGTTCAAAAGGCATTTATACAGCGTTCAGCTAATATGGTTTCTGAAACAGTGCAAAAAGGTCTCAAAAGCGAGATTACAGCACTTAAAGAAGACATTGAAGTTGCACGTGAGAATGACTTTGGACGCAGACTATTTGAAGCGTTCGCTAATGAATACTCAACTAGTTATTTGAATGAAAAGTCTGAAACGGCTAAACTAATGAAAGTTGTTAAGTTGAAAGACAAGCAACTTGCAGAAGCAAAAGCAGCAGAAGCAGAAGCACAAGCGATTGTTGAAACTACGAAAGTAGAGAAGCAGCGTTTAGTTGAAGCAGCAGCACGTAAAGACACAATAAATGATCTACTTGCTCCTTTATCTAAGGATCAAAAAGAAATCATGACAGATTTACTGGAATCAGTTCAGACTCCTAACTTGCGTAAGGCGTTTGATAAGTACCTACCGGCAGTAATTGACGGTAACACTCCAGCGAAGCAGAAGGCAGTAATTACAGAAGGCAAAGAAGTAACAGGCAACCGCGATGAGGTTATCGCAAATACTAACGCAAAAGACGAGAATGTAGTAGAACTTCGTCGTCTAGCAGGTTTAAATTAAAATAGGAGAAACCAAAAATGTCAGAACTACTAGAAAGTCGCTGGCAGGACACCAAAGCAGCACTTGTTGAAGGCCTTTCAGGCAATAAGAAGGCTGTGATGGAAAGCACACTAGAAAATACTCGTAAGTATTTGTCAGAGAGTGCTACCGCGGGTGCTACTTCTGCCGGTAATGTTGCAACTCTAAACAGAGTTATTTTACCAGTGATCAGACGTGTAATGCCAACTGTTATTGCTAACGAGTTGGTCGGCGTACAGCCAATGACTGGTCCAGTGGGTCAAATCCACACACTAAGAGTACGTTATTCAGATACTGTTGGCACAGGCGCAGCCGGTGCAGTAGCAGGTGAAGAAGCTCTTAGCCCATTCAAGATTGCTGAATCTTACTCAGGTGACGGTACTAACGCTCCTGCTGCTACAGGTTCATTAGAAGGTACTGCTGGTAACAAACTAAGCATCCAAATCTTGAAACAAACTGTCGAAGCGAAAACTCGTAAGTTGAGTGCTCGTTGGACATTTGAAGCAGCTCAAG